CGCTTTCTTCGTGTCGTAGTAGAACATCGCTCGCTCCTCAGTTCAGAAACGCCCGCGGACCAGCGCCTCGGGCACGACCGGGAACGGCAAGCCGCCCCCTTTGTCTTCACACGCATCACACAGGTAAAACACGTGCCCCACGAGCGCGGCCAAGATGAAGCCACCGTCGGCGCCGCAATTGGCACAGAAGACGGGATCCATCCACAGCCCACGCCGGCCTCGCCGTTGGCCCCGACTCCGCCGCGCCCGGCAATCAGGTAGCTCGGGATTCGCCCGCGCCCAGAGCGAATCGACTGGCATCGTCGCCTACGCGCCGGTGAGACGGCTCGTGACGACGTCGATCGTGGTGGTCGCCCGCGCCTTCAGTTCGTCGATGTCGGTCGCCGTCATCTCGGCCGACCAGAAATCGACACCGTCGGTGTTCCCGAAGACGGGCGTGCCGTCAGGCTGGCGACTGAGCACGAAGGCCCCCCGCGGATACGACGCGAGCAGGGCCGCGTGCATGCTATCGATCATCTCTCGTCTCGTCATCACGCCATCTCCTTTAACAAGCGCAGGGGGTTTCGGCCACCGTCAGGACGTGCGTCTTTGCGCCGCCCGTCTCAAGCACGGTGTCAAATTCTACTTGCGTGGGGTCGATGCCGACAAGCACGCGCCCTTGGGCGAAGGCGACCCACGTCCCGAACCCTAAGAGCACGGCCGGGTTGGTCGGCACCGTGGAGAGAAAGATCGAGCCCACCGGCCAGGTGTGCTCATCCGCGCGCGCCGCCGCTTCGCGATTGTCTTGCCGCCGCAACGGTTCGACGACGCGCCGTGGTCGCTGTCGGGCTTTGTCGCGTGCCATCAGCGCCTCGGCCCACCGAGCACCACGGCCGCCGGGTTCTGCGTCTTCCCTTCGTCGAGCGCCATGATGCCGTCCAGGGTCTTGTTGATCTGGCCGGCCGGGAGATGGAGCACCGTGCCCCCGACATCGACGGCGGCGCGTCGGAACGCCGCGTCCGGTTCCCCCTGCCGCGCTTGTTGCCCGAGGCGGGACAACGCGGCGAAGAATCGCGCGCCGGCCGGCCCGTCGTAGCCGTAATACCCCTGCAACGTCGCGCTGATCTCCCGGAGGCCGATCATCGTGCCGCTCATGTAGGACGCGACTTCCAGCGCCAGCCGCCACGCGAGCGCGTCTTCGTCGTCCTCCTCCCCAGGCCGGAGCGCGGCGCGCACCATGTAGCTGATGACCGCCGGCACGATGAAGAGCATCAGGTAGTCCGAGGCCAACCGTCCGACATCGGCCGGCTCGGTGAACCGCGTCCGCTGCGTGCTCTCCGCCGCTTGGTTGTAGAGCACGTTGAAGAACGAGTAGAAGTTCGTCCAGAGCCGCATCATCGGCCCGCCGCGTTGCACTTCCGACAGATCCTTCATCTGGCCCCCGCCCTGTGAATCGAGGACCGCTTGATCGGCGAGCGCGACGGCCCTCGCCTCATCGTGCAGGCCGTTCGCGTCCAGATTGCGCGGGTCCGCCATGGCCTTCTCGTAGGCCCCGAGCCACGTCGGCACGTCGGCCATGCGTTGCATCGCTTGGATCATCCAGAAGTAGGAGTCCGCGACGCCTTGCGCCGACACGGTGCCACCGGACGCGCCACGGATGGAGGCTTCGACCCACCCGGTAATCACCCCGGTATCGACCCCGATCCGCCGGCGGATCTCGGCGATCTCCCGCTGCTGTGTGCGGCCACGCGAGCGCATGAACGCGCTCTGCTCCATGATCCAGTCCACCGTCTCGATCATCGTGGTCGGATGCCGGAACCAGCGCGCGAGCCCGCGCAGGACCCACCTCGGCCCAATCCGCACGGCACTGTTCGTCAGGCCAATCGGCTGAAGCATGGCCGTGGTGAGGTTCCAGCCGAGGCCGGCAATCGTCGCGCCGGCGCGAATGTGATTGATGAACCGCTCGACACCGCCACGCGCCGGCACGTCCCCGAAGGCCACGTCGCGGATGGTGTTCCGGATCTGCTTATACACGAGGTCGCCCTGCGTCTCCAGAATCGCGTCCTGCACGGCTTTGTGGCCGATCAGGCGCCCGATGTCGAGCAGCGCCTCATGATGCGTGAGGTCGTGAATCACCTGATCAACGTGCTCGAACATCGGCCCGAAGTCCAGGCGCACCTTCTCCTTCAGCGTCGCTACGCGGGCCTGCGTATGGTTCCGCTTCGTCGTCGCGTGCGCGTAGGCCGCGTACCGCGCGAGATTCGCCGCATCGAGGTCGAGCTTGCTGATGGCCGTGGCGCTCAAGCGGTCGTCATACTTCAATGGGAAGTAGCCGCCCGTCATCTCGCGCGTGCCGAGCCGGAAGGTGGCCGCCTCCACACGCGCCGGCGCCAGCCCGTAGACGCGCTCCTGCTTCGCTTTGATCGCCGGCCAATAGGAGTCCAGGAGATCGAAGACGCCCTGCACGAAGTCCGCGTCCGCCGGCGTCAGCGTGTCCAGGATGCTCTGCACCTGTTCCGTACTCCACCCCTCGCCACGCTGAATCCGATCCCGGTTCCCATCGTTCCCCCAATTGAGCGCCACCATCAGGCGCTCCATCTGCGACAGACTCCGGCCGACCGCCGGGACATGCTGGCGCTCGTAGAGCAACCGCTTCGACCGCCCCGGATACGCGCGCTCGATGAGCGCGGCGAACCGCGCCGTGGCCTCGGCGTTCATCTCGGCTTCCCGTGCCCCGGCGTCATTAAGTGGACGCAGGAACGCGTCCCACACGGGTCCGCCATCCTGGAACCCGTCCAAGACCCGCACGAGGGACGCGAGCTTCCGGTGCCCGGCGAACCAGTCCTCGACAGCGCGCCGCCGTTCTTCCCCAGGCGGGCGATCGCGCCGCGGCTCGCGCCGACGTCTGCCCTGCGCGCGGATCGACGTGGCCATCTCCGTGGCGGCGGCGTCCAGTTCCGCCTTCTGGTCGCCCTTGAGGAGGCGGCTGGCCAGCCGCGCGAGATGGAGAATCTGCGCGATGCCGTCCGTGATGCCGATCAGTTCGGCCACCGTCACGTCCTGATAATTGATGCGTCTGGCGTCGTTCAGGACTTCGTCCGGCAGATCGACCGGGAGCCCCTCCCCTTCCATCGCCGCGACCCACTTCGTGATCTGCGCGCGCCGCTCCAGCGCCGGCCCGGACACACGCGCGAAGTCGTAGCGGTCCAGGATACCGAGGATCTGATCGAGGAACGTGCCGCCCGCGAGGCCGAGGCGCGCCTGCGTGGCCGGGCGGTTGAGATCCCGCGCCTGCGTGATGCGCGACTCGATCTCGGCCAGCGTGGTCTCAGCCTCCCGGTAGAGGGCGAGGTGGAGCAACTCCTGCGTCTTGGCCTGAATCGCCGCGTCGAAGTCTTGCCGCGCAGCGGCCTCGGTCGCCGCCTGTGAGGCCCGCCGGGCGGCCGACCAGAACACGGCCGGCTTCAGGTCACGGTAGCGCGTCGCGGCGATACGCGCCTCGCCAATCTGCCGGATGGCGTCCGCCGGCGGGAGCGCGCCGCGGAGCGTCGCCCCACCACTGCGCGCCTTCCCCTTGAGGTTGGCCAACTCCCCACGCAAGGCATCGATCTCAACTTGCTTGCGCCCCTCCGCGATGGCGATCCGGAGCCGCGTCTCGGCCTCCAGCCACCGCCGCTCGTACGCGCGCTCCTTGCCCGCGTCGCGGAGCTTCTCGGCGCCTTCCGCCCGCACCGCGTCCTCGAACGGCGCCACGCTCCGCCGGAGCTGCCCAAGCGCCCGCAGCTCTGTGCGGATGACCAGCGCCCGGTCTGCGTTCGCCGTGGCGGCCTGCGCGGCCTCCGTCACAGAGCCGTCGAGCAACAGCGAGCCGTGACGGTCGATCATGAGTCGATCCGTCTCCCGGTCGATCGCCTGCCCCATCGCCGGCGCCTCGGTGATCGCCGTCAACAGCTCGTCGCCACTGCCGAACCCGAATCGCTGCGCCACCGTCTCCGGATCGAGGCCGCCCTCGGCACTGTAGACATAGGGCTTCGGGAGCGCGCGGAGCCGGTCGATCCCGAACCGGTCCACGATCAGCCGCCTGGAGAGCTTCAAGGGCGGCGTGATCAGCCCCTCCACGAGCGGCGTGCCGTCAGGATTCTTGCCGGCGCGCATGGCGGCCAGCGCCTTGTAGACGGGCTGCTGCTGCACGGTGCTCGCGACTTCCGCACGCACCTCGTCACGCTCGGCCCGCCACTGGCCCTCTTGTTCCCGGCGAATCTCGGCCAGGAGTTTCCCGTCCAACTCTTCCCGCGCCGTGCGCGACGCGGCCTCAATCGTGGACCGGTAGAGGCCAAACCGCGCCGGGGTCATGCCGGCCGCCTCGGCCGTCAGGAACAGCGGCTCCATGCGCCCGCGCGCCTCCGCCTCCGTGATGGCCTGCTCGCTGGCGAGCATCCGGTCAAAGATGGCCCGCACCTCTGGCGTGAGCGTCGCGTCCATGTTCCGCAACGCGCGGTAGATCCCCAGGAACCACGCACGAAACCGCCCGAACGCGGACCGGAGCGCCTCGCTCGGGGCGCGACCTTCGGCGAGATACACCTCGAACAAGCGCGCCCACTGTTCGTGTTGCGCACGCCCGATCTCCCGCCGGTTCTCCACGCCGAAGAGTTGCAAGATCGCACCGTAGTCTCCAAGCATCCGCCGCTGTGAGGGGGTGAGTTGTGCCGGGTCCTTCAGGCCGAGCCCGTCTACCACGTCCCCAAAGACCTCTAAGAAGAAGTGCCCGGTCTCGTGCAGGACGGTGGAGAGGTCGGCCTTCTCGAAGAGGTTGATGGTGATGGTCCGGTTCGGCCCGATCACAATCGAGCCGCGCTTCCCGCCGAGCGTCGGCTGGAAGAGGATCTCCGGCCGCGTGGCGGCGAGATCGGTCCGGAGCGCGTTGATGGCGGCATCCCGGCTCGCCGTGTTGCCGGGGTCGTAGTCCATGACCGACAGCCCGGCTTTCGCCAGGATGGCGCGCGTCGCCGGCGTGGCAGTGGCTGGCACGACCGCGCCCGCAAACTCCGTGAGCTGCACGGCCCGTTGGGGTTTGCTCTCGAAGTACGGCACCGGGGCGTCCATGAACGCCCGGGCGGCTTCGACGCCTTGCGCCACGACCGACGCCGGCACGTGCGAGAACCCCTCCGCCGAGAGCGCCTTCCGCATCCGCGTCTCCGGCGTGTCCCGCATCGACTTCGCCCACCGGGCGACCGCCCGCATCGACGCATCAAGTCCGTGCCAGGTATCGATCTGCCCGCGCCAGTCCGTCTCGGTGTAGGAACCGAGCACTTCGCCGCGCCAGTCCGCGAGGAGTTGCTGCGCGCGCGCGCGTGCCTCGTTGACCTCGCTTTCCGGCTTGATGGCGTAAGCCGCGACATTCCGCATGTGTTCGACGGAGCTGAAGCGTCGCGCCGCCGCGGCCCGGGCCTTGCCCTCGCCGAAGGTCATGTGCTGCTGCTGCGCGTTGATGGACACCGTGGCCGTCATGCGCTCGACGATGTTCTCCAACGTATAGGGCACCTTGCGTCGGCGGAGCGTAATCTCCGGCGCCGGATGGAGCCCGAGAATCTGGCGATCGACCCACGCCTGAAACGCTGGCGTCCGCCCGACCATCTGCGCGTCGAGCGCCGCTTGCGTCGCCCCCACATCCATCCGGACCTTGCCGATGGCGTCCAGACTCCGGAGGACGCGCGGCGTGCGCCCGAAGGCGAAGAGGCCGTCGCCGTCTGTGTTGAACCATTCGTCCTCCAAGGAGGCAATCAACTCGCGCGTCGCCGCCTCCGCGTCTGCCGTGATCGCCGCCGTGTGCTCGACGAGCGCCGCCCGCACCGCGGCCGTGAGCTGCTGCCGATAGGCCGTGTCCGCGACGCCGTAGCGCCCGAGCTGCTCAGCGCCACCCGAGGCGGCCAAGAACGCTTGGAAACTCGGCGCGGTCACCCACCCCGCCTCTAGCTCCTTAGGCACCAGCACGGGCGGCGCCGGCGTGACGCCCTGCTCCCGCAGGAACACCGCCTTCGCCATCAGCGAGCGCCGGAGGATCTGAATGGACTCCTCCGGCCTCGGCCGGCTCACCGCGTGGTCCCACACTTCACTGAGTTTGCCATCTTCCTCGTAGGCCACGCTGTCCCTGCGGAACGTGTTGACGAGCGCCTGCGTGGGCTTCATCTTGGCCTTGCGATACTCGGGCGCCGGGAACGTCATGCTCCAGGCGTCCGCGTCGAAGACGGGATGCTGCGCCGGGTCCGCCAGATCCCGCCCGCCCAACAGGGTGATCTCGCCGAAGCCGTGGAGGGCGCCGCTCCCTTCCGGCTGCACGGCAATGGACGGCACGGCGAGCGCGCCGAGCGCCTCGGCCGAGGCGAGGTTCTCCGCCGTGAGCTGATGGATGGCCGTCAGCCGTGGGCTGTCCTGATAGAACTCCACGACCTCGATCAGTCGGTCGTCGAAGACGACGTAGTTGGCCGTGCCCTCCTGCACCGAGCGGGACAGACCATCGAAATACCGGAGCCCCGCGACGCCGTGGGCGGCAAGCTGTGCCGAGGCCACTTTGGCAAACTCCTGATTGAGTGACCAGCCGCCGCTGGGTGGGCGCCCGCCGACCGTGGCCGCCCGCCGATGCAATTCGCGGTAGATGTCCTCGCCACGCCACACGAAGGCTTGCGCGGACTGGAGCTTCCGATCGAGGAGCGCGCTGTGCTCCCGATACCACTCCGCCCACGCCTCCGCGTTGCGCGTCTCGACGTAGTACCGGCCGGCGTTCAGGATCTCCCGCGTCTCGATGTTGGCCGCCATCCGCTCCGCGATCAGCATGGCTTGCAGGCCGGAGCCGCCGACACCGAAGAGTTGCTCCGCGTGCGCCCAATCCGGGATGGTGAGTGCGGCGTCGATGGTGAAGCCGAGCTGCACCAGCGCGGTCTTCACAATCGACGGCTGCTCAGCGATCGGCTTGTCCCAATCGAGGAAGTGCGCGTCGTCGGGAATCTCCACCTTGTAGGTGCGCCCCGGCTTCTCCGCCGGGAGGATCTCCATCCGGTCGCCCCACTTCTCCAGGGCGGCGAGCGCGGCGCGGGCCGCGGCGAAATGAAACAGGTCCCGATTGAGGTCGCCGCTAAAGGTGCGCCCCTCTGCGAACACGACCTCGTAGTTGGCGATGGAGCGCGTCAGTTCGTCCCGGAGCGCGGCGATGCTCGCCTTCCCCGGCCGTTTGAAGTGCGCGCGCGCGAACAGCTCCAGGAGCCCACGTCCGAGTTGCCCGCCCTCAGTCGTGGTGTGGTTGAGCGTGCCGTAGACACTGTCCTCCTCCCCGATCACGCTGACGCCGTCGATCACCAGTCGCTTGTCCAGGCCTTTGCCGGCCAAGCGCTCCCGGTAGCCCTCGGCCACGTCCCGCAGACTGGCGAAGTAGAGGCCGTAGCCGAACGCTTGGTGCCCTTCCCCATTGCCGATGCTATGCAGCGAGAACTTCTCGAAGATGTAGGGCGAGCCGTGGTAGACCGGCTGAAACAGTTCCGTTTGCGTCCCCTTCGTCGCCCGGTCCTCGGTGGCCGTCAACGCGAACGGCGCCTCGATGGCCGGCGTCGCGACCTCCTGATCGCGCACGGCGCCGGCGGCGGGGAGTCGCGGCTGCACTTCCCCGGTGTCGAGCACATCCTCGGCCGGGAGGCTGTCTTCGTCGATCACGACGAGTGCCGGGAAGGCGGTCTTGCCGAGCATCAGGAGCGCATCGAACCGATGGCTCCCTTCGAGGATGTAGTAGTAGTCCGGGTCCGGGTTGCCGGGCTCGATCACGACGATCAGCGGGTTGACCTCGCCCGAGGCCGCGATGGCATCGCGGAGCGCCTCGGTGCGCTGTTGCGTCTGGGGATTGATGAAGGTGGGCGGGGGGGTCGGACCGAACGGGACCGCCCGGATGCCCGGCAGGACGCGGTAGGTGGAGAGCGACGCGCTGATGGAGTCGGTGTTCGGCACCTCGGCCCGCACGACGAGCCCGTCCACCACGTCCGAGACGACCGGGTAGAACGCATCGAGTGCCGGCGCGGCTGTCGCGCCCTGCGTGATCGGGACAAACTCACTGCCGCCGAAGGGTGGCCCGTAGGTCTGCGTGCCGTAGAGGCCTCGCGCGCTCCGATACGCCTCGGCGAAGCTGTCGTAGAGATCATGCCCGGAGGGCGTGCCCTCGTCGGTGAAGGCCGTGAGCTGCCAGCGCCCGGCCTCCTGTGTGCTCGGATGGACAACGAGTGCCCGCCCGGAGGGCGCGATCAGCCGCACGCCGGCCGGCGTCGCGCCCGCCTCGACGATCTCCTGTTCGACTTGAGCACGGCGCTCGGCGTTACGGGCCTTCAGCTCCTCCAATGTGGGCTGGGCCGCCGGCGCCGGCGCGGGCTCCCCGAACAGATCGAACAGCCCTTGCTCGAAGGTAGACACATCGAAGCTGATCTCCTCGCCTTCGACGGGACCCAACCAGGAATCGGCCCACCATTCGGTTGTCGGGTCCATGCCCATGACGGCGAGTTGATCGGACCCGGGATAGACGCCTTCCGTGTAGAGCGCCGGGTGCCGGATCGCGTCGTCGATCGCCTCGGTGAGCACGTCCGGCGTCGTGATCCAGGCGTAGCGATCGTCTTGCCGGAGTGACGTGGCCAACAGGTCGAGCGTCTGCCGGCTGTCCTTCTGGAAGACGCCCTTCACCCCGCGCACGCGCCCGAAGGTCTGCCCCTCCATCAGGAGCGCCACTTCACCAGGGAACGACGGGTCGGCTGTGTTGAGCCCGCCACGGTCGGCGATGGCCTTCAAGAGATCGAGCGGATCGTGGCCGCTCTCGGTGTAGGTGCTCGCGGCCTCTTCCCAGAGGTCAATCCGGATCGCGAACTCGCGTTGCAAGAGTGCGCGGTCTACGTCTGGCTGGAGTTGCGCGGCGTGGTGCGCGACGTGCGCGAAGAGCGCCCCGTAGTGCTGCGTGCGGCGGACGGCGTGGGCCTCGACGACGTAGCGGCGGCGGCGGGAGGCGAGGGCTGTATCGGACTCGCCGGTGCGCCGACGGACGAGTCGGGCCACCTCATTTTCAGCGACGCTCGGCCGGCTCTCAAAAAGGCCAACCGCGGGGTCATCCCCTGTCGCACGGAGGTCAAGACGGTCACCCTCGGGTTCGGCATCGGCGACTCCAGTCTGCGCTTCGGCCGCCGGCGCCGTCAAGCCAGGCACTTTGCCGCCCCGGTGCTCGTGGATCTCGAACCCGGTCCGACTCTCCACGCCGAAGGTCTCGCCGTTCTGCGCGTGGTAGTCCACGGCGCCGCCCGTCGGAATCACTCGACGACGACCGGCGCGGTCGTAGACGACAAAGGTTTGGCCGGCGGCCGTCATGGCCGCGAGGCGACGGTTCTCTTCCTCGGACCCCAGGCCCGTCTCGCTGACGTTCGCGGTGAACGTCTCCTCTCCCCGCGGTTCGAGCGTCGCGCCGCCCAGCTCGGCTTCCAGCTCCGCCAACCCCGGGATCGCCTCGGCCGTCTCGCCCGGCACCACGAGGTCCGATCCCGCCGGCGGGACGGGCGCCGCGGGTGCGGCGGGCGGCGCGGCCCCCCCGCTCGGCTCGCTCGGTGCGCCCGGCGTGACACGTGCCGCCTCGGCGGCGGTAGGCCGCGCGACCGTCAACCCGTATCGGCTATACAGCGCCGCGGGATCGAGCCCGGCCTCTTCGGCCAGCGTGCCGATGCCAGCCGCTAGGAGTTGCGAGATCGGCTCAGCGGTCGCCGCCGTGAATTGCCCGCCCGTGACGAGCTGCGCGGACACCGCCCGCCGGACCTGCTCTCGGCTGGACGGTTCGGCCGCTGGCAAGCCCGCCTCGGCTTCCTGCTTCGTGCGCTGCTCCTCGATGAACGCGGTCGCCTCCCGCGCGTTCATCTCCTCCGGCCCCAAGCGCAACTCCCCGCCGAAGAAGCCGTTGTGCTCGGTCCCCGCCAGCGTGACCGCGTAGCGGGCCGTGGGGATGGCGAGGTCGACGCCCGTCTCCCTGGCCGTGGCCAGCGCCGCACGGTCCCCGGTGACCGTGGCGGCCATCTCGGCCGGGTCGATCCCCTTCTCCTGCCAGTACGTCGTCCAGGTATCCAGTGGGGCATAGAGCGTGCCAATCGGCCCGTCTTTGGTCGCCTGCTCCAGCAACTCTTGCGCCGCTGCCGGCATCCGCGTGACGGTCTTTGACTGGCTCACCCCTTCCCCGAGGGCCGTGAACCAGGTGGCATTGTGCTGGGCTTGGCGTGCCCGCTGGACATCGTGCGCGAGGCTGAGGGTAGGGCCGGGTAGGCCGACGAACGCGAAGCCCTGAGCGGCGCCTACCGCCTCGCGCCCCAGGTCGGCCATCACGTCGTCCGGGGTCCGCATCGGCAGCGGTTGCCCGGACACCGCCTTGCCCAACTCACCAGACAGAATCGTAATCGCTCGCTGGGCGACCTCGACCGCTGTTTCCTTCGTCACGACACCGCCGTAGCTCCCCAAGGCATCGCGGAGCGCCGCGCGCACGGTGGGAGACTTGAGCGCCGTCGCGATCGCGGTCCGTGCCATCGCCCCCTTCAGTTGGTTGAGGCCGGGGATGCTCTTCGCGAGGATCCCCAAGCCCACCACTTCGAGCCCGGCGTTCAACCCGCCAGCGGCCAGCGCGGCCACCTTCGCCACGTTCTGATCAAGCGGCCGACCGAGATCGTCGGTGAAATCCGGGTTGGTCTGGAACTCGTCATAGGCGAGCCCGGCCTCCAACTCGAACCCGAACTGGGCGGCCCCCACGCCCAAGCCGACCGAGAGCCCGAACTTCGCGCCGGCCGCGGCCCCAGGAATGGCCCCCACCCCGCCGACCACAGCCCCGCCGGCGCCGCCGATAAAGGCGCCCGTCACGGCTCCCAGGACGCCTTTGGCGCCCGCGCGCTGTGCGCCGAAGAGCACGTTGGCCAGGAGCGCGGATCCACTCGTGACCGCCCCCCGGAACCAGGAATCGCCGGCGCCCAGCCGCGCGCCGGACTCGGTGAGGAACTTCTCCGAATTGAGGGCGTCCAGCTCCTCGCGGGTCAGATCCCGAAAGAGGCTTTTCGTGCGAAGTTCGGCCATCCGCATGTGCGCGGCCGACTGCGCGAAGGCCCGTTGTGGCGCCGTGACGAGCCACTCCAGGAGCCCTAACTGTTCGAGGTCATCCTGCGCGAGGGCCGCGTTCTCTGGCTTCGCGGTCCACTGCGCGAGCGCCGGCGTCTCATCTTGCATCGCCGCATAGGGCCGCCCCTCGACGGCGCCCTGCTTCTGATACCGCTCAAAGTCCCGATCGATGATCGGCGCCGGCACGCGGAGCTGGTCGGACAGCCGACGGACCTCCGCGGCGCGCTCAGGCGTCGTGTCGGTCGCCGTCCGCATCGACCGGCGCAGTGTGCTCTCCCGCGCGGACCGCTGATCGAGGATCGTCTGGTAGAACGGGTTGGGGTCCGCCGACGGCGCCTGATCGTCGTCGAGCCGTTGCAGCTCGTCGTCGAATTGATTGAGCGGCGACATCAGCGTCCCGCCGGCCGCGGCCCGATGGACGGACCCAGACGCCGGATCCGCAGGTCGTGCGAGATGTAGAGGTCCAAGACCGTCTTGTCGTTCACGGGCGTGCCGGCGCGGCGGAGCGCCTCTTCAATCTGTGGACGCATCCCCGGCGGTACGTCGGCAATCGTGAAGTCCACGACGCGCTTGGTCTGATCGCTCCAGTCGTAGGTAAACGGCCGGTAGATCGCCTTGAAGGACCCAGGCACCGTTTCACTCTGGCCGAGAATGAAATCAAGCTTTTCTTGAATTTCATTCCCCGTTAGCTTCTTGCGTTTCCCGGCGACGTCGGGCGCCTGTGCCGCTTCAATCGCGAGGTCAAGTTGCCGTTGCACGTGCGCGACGGCGTTGCCGTCTGGCGTGCCCGGCTTCGCCTTCGGGTCGATCCCGTAGAGCCCGAGCGTGCCGTCGAGAATGTCCGTCTTCGTGCGGAAGAGCGCGAGGTCCTTCTCCGCGGCGTCCCGGTTCCCGCTCGCGATCGAGAGCTGCACCCCATTGAGCTGCTTGAACTCGACATCGTCGAGCAGATGCCGGTACGCCATGAGGTTGGTCTTGCTGGACGCGAACCCGTCCGGATCATCCGCCGCCTGTCGCATCAGCCGGTTGTAGACCGCCCAGTCGGTCTTGATCGGTTTGCCGGCGGCGCGCTGCGTGGCGTAGCTCCACATGGCCGAGCGGGTCGAGCCCTCGAACCCCGCCCACTGTGCCGGCGGGATCTTCGTCGGGTCGCCGGTCTTGTCGATGATGTCGTAGCCGACGCGCATCGACTCCTTCGTCGCCTCGTCCTGTTCCCGATCGGCGATCGTGCGGTCGTGTTCGAGCCGCCGTTCGACCTTGTCGCGTAACTCGCCTTCGTAGGCCGCCGCCTTCGCCCGCTGCTCGGTGAGCGTCCCACCCTCGCGCAGAATCCTGTCCGCGATCTTCTGCGCCTCGACCGTCTCGGTCCCCTCCGTGAGCGCCGTCCTGACATCGTCCAGTTTGTCGCCATCGATTTGATCGGTGGCCGCCTCGAAGTAGACCGTGGCGGCCTTCGGCTGCTGCTGCGCGAGCAGGTTGTAGATCACACCGACGTGCGTCTCGGTCTTCACGGCGCGCACTTGGGCCTCGACGGCCTCGGGGCTGAGCCCGGCGCGTGGCCCGTGCGTGCGGACCTTCTCGATGGCCTTCGTCAGCTCTTCCCCGACACGCGCCGGGTCCATCGCGTTGGCGACGGCGGCGTTGGTCCGGTTGGCCACGTAGGCCTTCACTTCGTCGGCCTCGTAGGTTTGCATCTCCGTGAAGACATGGCGCCGCAGCGTGATATCCAGCCGTGCGGCCCGGTTCGCGAACAACTTGGCGGCGATGGCCCGCTGGCGGTCGTTCGACGCTGTGCCAGCGAGATCGCCTGTCAGCTTCTTGAACTCGCCGTTGACTTGCTCGGGCAGGACGTTGGCGGCCTCGCCCTTCTGCGCGAGGGCGCCCGTCTGCGGGTCGTAGAGGCGCGGATTCTCCCAGGCGTCGAGCTGATTCTCCAGGTTGAGCCCGAAGACCTCGTCCGCCCGCTGGCGTTCTTCGTGGACGATGCGCGCGACGTTCTCCGCCCCGATCCGCGCAATCTGCCCGCCGAACTCGGCGATGGCGAGCCCGGTCTGCTGCTTCGCACGCTCGACGCCGACGCCCGTGGAGGCCTCTGTTTCCCCGGCCGTCTTTCGCGCGCCGGGCAGCGCCGCGAGTCCAACCTGCCGTTCGCCGTAGCGGGGGACGATGGGCATCAGGCCGCCGCGCTCTTCGTGCCTCGCCCGAAACCATACCTGGACTCGACGGCGGACGCGCCCTCGATGATGGACCCGACAGCGCCAAACCGCGCCGCGACTTGCGCCTCACGACCCGCCGCTGCCGCCTGGACGCCTTCTTTGCGCGTAATGACCGCCCGCTGCCGGGCGTCCTCCGCCTCGACTTTGTAGCCCCAGGCTTCGCGCGCCGCGTTCGTCCGGATCTGCAGCGCGTCCAACTCGCCGAGGAACGCCGCGTCGGCCTGCACGTCGACCGCTGAGCCGAAGTTCACGTCGATGTTCCCGGCCGCGATGCCGGCGCGTTGCGTGCCAATCATCCCGTCCACGCGCTGACGAAAGCGGCCTTCCTCGTCACGGCCACGGGCCTCGGCATCCTTCGCCTGCAGCTCCGCCACGGCCGCGTTGTAGTCCGAGAGTTGCGCCTGTGACTCGGCGGCTTCTTGCGCGGCGAGGCCGGCGCGCTTCGCGGCACGCCCGGCGCGCACGGCCCCGACGACTTTGGTCGCCGTGCCCGCGATCAGGAGCCCAATGCCGAGTGCCGTGAAGGCAGCCATCGCTTACGTCGCCGCGTAGAGTTTGTCCGCGAGGGAGGATTCGGCCGCTTCCGTCTCCAAGGCCATGTCAGTGATCTGCAGGCTCACCGACCGGGTCGTGTCGGAGTCGCTCTCGTGCGCGGACACGCTGGTCACCGCCACCTTCGCCACGAGCATCAGCGTGGTGCCGACCTTCGGCAACGCGATCCCGAGCTTGTCGAGCGCCTCGTTGTCCAGGTTCAATCCGAGCCCCCACTGGTAGATCGGCGCATCGACCGCCACCGTGTCCGTGTAGCGCTTCTCGCGTTCCTTCGGGTCGATCTTCATCGACACGAGCTTGTGGTCCATCTCACCCTCCCACGTCGACATTCGGAATCACCCCAAGGATCGTTAACGGCAACGGGTCGGTCTGCCGGATGAGCACGCGCCCACGCTTCGTCGCGCTGGAGGTCAGGCTCAGCTCCAGTTGCCCGGTGTGATCGCGCTCGGTCGTGTCCCACGGCGCGAGTGTGTATTGTCGCAGATGCGTCTCGTCTTCGCCCGCCGAAAAGGACCGGCTAGACCGGTCCACGAGCACCGACACACTGCCGACCCGCTTCTTCCGGTCCCGGATGTCGGAGCCCGCCGCGTCCATGTCGAGCAGTTCCACGTCGGGATACCGGATCGGCAGCCCCACATGAATCAAGCTGGCGGCCACCGCGAGCGTGATCGCGCCGGTCGTGACCACAAACGCCGACGCGCCCGGCGTCGCCGGGTTGCCATCGAACACGACCGCGCCATCCGCTACGACCGCGACCACTTGGCCGTCCAGATGACTGAGCCCGCTGACCGTCGTCACGGGCACGCCGGCGTAGGTGAGCCCGGAGTCCACGAAGAAGCTGTCCGTCGCAAAGAACGCCGGGCGCGCGTCGCGCTTGGCGAGCCGCTCGATGTAGCGCACGGTCGCGCCGCCGATGGTCCGGGCGACGAGGAGGTACACCACGTCCTCGGTCCCTTCGGGCACGACCACCACGTCCTCGATGATCCCGCTCGTCTGCGCCGTGAGCGTCTGCTGGATCGTGGTGTGCCGATGCCAGCCCCAGACCTCTTGTTCGCGGAGGTAGGTCAGCCCGAGCAGGACGCCGTCCGCGCGCACGCACCAGACAATGGAGTGCGGGTTCTCCTGATAGGCGATCTTCCGGATGGTGAGGTTCTCGAACAGGTGCGCGGCGTAGACCGTGAGATCCCGGCCGGCCAGCCCCTCGACCCCTTGCGAGAACTGCGCATCGCGGATGATGCTTTGGCGCGCCTGCACGTAGATCACGCTGTTGCCGACGACCACCGGCTTCACGTCGGCGGCACCGGCGTAGAGCTGTTGATCCGCCGGCAGGTTCGACGGTGTCAACGGTTCGCCGGGTTGGCCGACCGACCAGCCGCCGCCGCCGGTGAACACGATGAGCTGCTTCAGACTCAGCAGATGGCGGACGGGGTGAAACAGGTTGCCCGCGATGCGAAACGTGATCGCGTCATCGTCCTGCAACGGCGAGGCGATCCCGAAGTTCGACGGGAACCCCACACGCGAGCCGTAGATCGCGTCCGGCTCCGTGACCGTGTTCGCAAACAGCCGACGTTGCTGATGGAAGGCGGAGTGGCGCGGAAAGTTGTTGGTGGTCGTGAACAAGACGCGCGGGATCGGCGGCGTGACGTTGAAGTCCGGCACGAACCCGGTGTCGTTGAAGCTGGCGGCCGACGCCGTGCCGGTGAACCCGAACGTGCCGTTGTCGTAGCGGTCGCAGTAGACGTAATACTCGGCGGCGCCGGACACCGGGGTCCACGTGAGTACGTTCGGCGCCGTCGGCGTCGGCTCCGCGCACGCCGCCACGGTGGCGGTGGTGGAGGCGTTCGACTCCTCATACGTCTCGACGGCCGCCGCGGTGACCTTGTAGCGGTAGGTGAGGGTCCCCGCGGCGCCGGCGACGCCCCCGAGGCCCGACGGCGCCGCGATCGCCGGCGTCGTCGTCACGGGTCGCACGACCCACCGCGTCGTGGACGAGAAGATGAGATCGTGTGACGGCTCGAACGCGCTCGTCAGCGTGAGCACCGCGCCCGACTGGTTGTAGTCGAACAGGCCGTTGCCCCCGTAGGGGTGGGGAATCTCATAGATCCCGCCGGCGGGCATCGCATACCAGAAGCCCGTGTTGGGCGGCACTTGATTCAGGTTCGCGGTGTGGCAGTAGTAGTTCACGCCGCCTTGCACGACGAGGTCGCCCGGCACGTAGTTGACGACGGCCGACCAGGCCGACAGCCCCGTCACGGTGACGAGCGCCCCGGTCAGGTAGAAGCGAAAGTACCCGACGCCGACCTCGATGAGCATGCCATTGCCGTCCGGCAGATGGAACGGCATCAGCATGACCGTGGCCGCGGTGGTTTTACAGGCGCGGATGAACCGAAAGCCCGCCCGATTCTCGACGCCCCCTTCCCGGCGCACGACGAAGTTCTTGCACGTCTTGAGGGCCGAGAGGTAGCGCGCGGTGTCCGCGCGCGCATGGAACGCCGGCGCCAGCTCGCCACCGGCGAAGCTCCGTTGCATCACGCTCTCGGCCATCTACCAGATCCACGCGCCGAGCCAGAGCCCAAGGGCTAGACCCGCAGCACAGACACACCCGTAGGTGAGGCGCGTGAGCAGCGTGTCCATCCGCCGCAGAAGATTGAAGTGTGTGCGCCACATCGCCATCAGTCGCGCCCCGTGATCCAATCGGCCTCGCCTTCAGGCTCCTGCTGCTGCTCGTTCATGTCCGCGACCTCGGCATCCTTCAGCACGTTCCCATACATCGCCAGACAGAATTGCGCTCGGTCCTTGTCGCGTGACAGCGCCGCCGCCAGGGACGCCGCGAACCGCCAGGCGAGCGCATCGCGGAAGAGCGCGTTACCGAAGAACGCCGGGCAACTCACCCGCACGGTGTATTCCAGCACGAGCGGGACCGTCGCCGTCGCGACCTCGTTCGTAAAGATGACCGGGCCGGTCGCGTCGAGCCCGTCGCGGAAGGGGATCGGGGTGGGGTGATGCGCCCGGCCGGCCTCGACCGTGGCGATCCGGCGCGCGAACATCATGGCGTTCGGCGCGCGGTAGCTGTATTGCCAGTCGTTGTTGACCGGCACGGCGGCCGTGCCCCCCACGAGCACGAGGTTGGCGTAGGCGGTCGCGAAGGGCCAGGGGAAATCGCGGAGGACCGCGTTGATGTCCTCTTTGATGTGCCGCCGGGCCGTCGCGGCTTCCTCGCTCAGCTCGGTGGCCACGTTGGCCACGACGCGCGAGATCCCGATCCGCGACAGGGCGATGTTCACGAGCTTGCGCGTGTAGACTTCGCAGACCTGCCCCCCGAGGAGCCCCCCGATGTTCGTGGACGTGTTCGACAGGACGGACGCCTGATCGAGGTCGGGTTCATCGACGAGGACGACGGGCGTCACGACGGCGTCTTGCTCCACCGGTTCGCCCCAGTCGGCCGGCCTTGAGGAGTCCGACCCGACGGGCACGCTCTCGGCGTTGATACTCCAGCCCCCGTTGCCCGCCGTCGCGCTCCCTGGGAACACAAAATATGTGTAGGTGACCCCGGTCGCGTTGAGGGTGATGCCGACCGTGAACCCGTCGATGCTACCCGCGGTGATCCCCGTGGTTTGGTTCGTGCCGGCCAGCGTCGAGCTGTTGACCGTGGTGTGCGAGGGATCGCGCTGAATGGCGATGGCATTGTGGGGTTGCACGACGGCCCACATCGGCCGCAACCCGCTCGCCGGCGCGAGCGAGATGGTGCGCGAGGCGGCCCCATCGCCCACGTAGGAGCCCATGGCCATCACCCCCGCCTGGCCGACGGCGTTATTGCCGTCGGCGCGCCGGAAGGCGACGTAGGGATAGTCCGCGAACTGCGCGGTGAGGAGCCCGGCCCGCGCGACGAGCGATCCCGCGCCGATGTCGAGCGCGTTGGTCACCGGCGTGCCCGTCGTCATGAGCGACACCGCATCGGTCGCGTGCCCCGGTCCTTTGAGGATGAGCGTGTCGGTCGTCGTCGTGCCGAGGTCTTCCTTGAACAGAAACACCAGCTCCGGCGTGAACGCCGCCGCGTCGAGCGGGACGGTCTGCGGCCCTTGGTTCTGTCCCAGAGCAAACACACCCGCCCGCGAGAACCGCGCGGCGGGATCGCAGAAGGCGATGTACTGGTAGGTGACCCCGGTCGCGTTCACCTGCCCATGGACCGATGCGATCCGCACGAGGAACTGCATCTGTTGATCGGCCGACGGACTGCCCTGGACGAAGGCGAAGTCCTGCGTCGCATCCATCAGGCCCGAGATGTTCACGCTCTGATCCATGCTGATGTGCGCCGCGAGCATCGACGACCACCACTTGACGCCGCCGGTGTCACTGGTGAGCGGACGGATCCAGATCCAGATCGGCGCCGCGGCGAAGATGAGATCCTGGCCGAGGTTGTTGCCGGCATACGTGCCACCTTTGATGACGACCGGCCCAAACGGGAGTTGCCCGGCCCCCCAGGGCGACCGCGGATAGGGCGCCGTGTGGTAGCCCCGGAACGTGGGCGGCGGCGGCGCCGACGGGACCACGGGCGGGACTGCCGGCACGACATCTTCCGCGCCGAAGACACCGACCAGCTCAACACACCCGTGCAGAATCGCCGCGACGGCCGCGGTCGCGTCGTTCGCCTTTTCGTGGCGCAGCTCGATCGCGAGGTTCTTGTACGGCTGTGCGATGTCACCGTTCGGCGCGGGATCGACGTAGAGGACGTTGCGCCATTCCATGCCCGCGGCCTGGACGACCGTCGTCAACACGGCCGCCGCCGCGCCCACCTTGTAGCCGAGCTTCCCGTCCGGGGCGCCCCCGGCAGAGATGAAACCCGCGACGTTGAACCCGACCCACCCGATCGCACCCGGGTAATTGTCGAGTTGCGCCACCGCGTCGGTATCCACCGAGACCATCGCCAGGGCCGTCGTGCTCGTCAGCCCGAGGGTCGTGGACTGGGCGGCGCGTTGCGTGAGGTGGCGGACGTCTCCGGTCCAGCCACTATGCGAGGCGTTGAACGCCGTGGGTCGAATGAGCGCGACGTGGCTCCCGTTGAGCCAATCGGTCGCATGCGAGAGGCGCATCCACTTCGTCGGGTTCGTCACCGGCGGGAGATTCGTCGAGGCCTCGCGCGCTTTGTAGGTCCCGCCATTCGTCCAGCGGACGATCTCCCCGCCCACGTAGCCCGTGCCGGCGTTCCAGGCGATGAGGAGCGGGTCGAGCACGTACGGGGGGAGCCCCCCGATCCAGTCGTCAACATCGAGTCGCACCGACGAGGCGGAAATGCCCGTAATCGAAGCCCGGCCGAGCGTCACGGTGCGCACCAAGCCCGGATCCGGCGCCGTGAGACCGGCCACGAGCAGGACGCCCTTGAGATAGACATCCATCGTGAACACGTTGCCCACCGCACTGTGGATGATGTCGAGGCGCGCCCAGGTGTCGAGTACAAGTTGGCCGGCCGTAGTGAGCAAGGTTTTGTTCGCGCTGCTATTGACGCGGAAGAAGGCGAATTGTCCGGTCGCGGTGACTTCAATCAACAGCCCGGACCCCGCCACCACGGACCCCGTGCTGCGATAGATCGACACCGCGGCGTCCGGGAACGCGAGCACCGCGCGCAGGTAGACCCGATCCCAATGCCGATCGGCATCGGGGGAGAGCGTGTGCGTGCGGACTTGCACCGTGGCGCTGTTGTCGCGCCACGCGACGCCGAACCCCTCCACCGAGCGGGAGGCGACGCGGGAGAAATCGTTGAGGGTGTCGGTGGCCCCCTCCCCGCTTTCCGGCGTTTCGATGCCGTCGATCCAGCGGCGCGGCCGAATCGGCGCCGGCTCGGTGGGCTCACTGCCCTCCGTGCCGGCCCCGGCCGCCGGCGGGTCGTAGACCACGTGCCCCGCCCAATAGAACTTCGTGCTCGAGCCAAAGAGCCACCAGCCCGTGGACCGCGTGAACGTCGCCGCGTTGCGCGGGAAGTCGTTCGAGTTGGTGAACCAGGGCGAGCTGAGATAGCCCGCGCCCGTCGCGGGGATCGCCTCGCCCACCTCCACCAGGGGGTAGGCTGGCGGATACGCGCCGTCATTGATCGCGAACTCGACCGCCGCGCCGCCTTCGGGTGGGCCTGCGGTGTAGGGTGCGCGACGGATGCACCATTCCCCTTTGACCCCGACGATCGGGAAGTTCACGGTGTCGGGGCCATCGGCGCGCGGCACGAAGAGCAGACCCCCGACGCCGTTGGGCCACGCGTCGGTATCCCCAGCGCGCAGAAACGCAGTGAGCTGTTCCGCGTAGGTCTTGTCGCGGACGTGAATGTAGTAGTCGAGGATCTGCGTCTTGGCCATCAGCCCCTCAGCCCCTCACCCCAGCAGGGCTTACGAGAAGTGCCCCGAGGCGACCACGGTCGAGCCCGCGCCTGTCGTCACGCGCCAGCCACCACTCGCGGCCGTCACGCCGGCGATCTCCAGGTCCACCACGTAGACGCCCACGCCGCCGCCTGGTGAGTTGGGCAGAATCGGAATCGCCGCGCCGCCGGCGCCATCCTTGATGCTCACCGCGGCTGTGAGGGCCGTGGCCACGGTGATCACCAGGCGGACCAGCACATCGCCCGGAGCCCCGGTCGCCCCCAGCACTTGATCGGTTTGGCTGGCCGCCACCGTCTCGTAGTCGGTTTTGCGGTGATAGAGCTGTCGTCGCATGGTCTCGGTCTCCTCGTCTCTCCGGACGCGCGGCTTAGTCGTCGCCGATGGGGTTGCGGGTGCCGGTGGCCACGTCCCCGACGTTGTCCGGGCCGACCTGCATTCCCGGTTGCGTCTTCATTTTCAGGATGTCGTCGTGCTCCTGCCGGAGCGCCTCGTTCGGCAGCGTTAGGCTCTCGGGCACGTCCGCCCCCACGCGCTCCATCCAGTGGGCCGACCAATCTGACGCTTTGGCCAACCGGAACACGTCGCCGACCCGTCGGCGCGTGTGCAGGTAATAGCCGACCTTCGTTGCCCGCACCTTGGCGCCTGTGCGCGCCGCCACCCCTTCGAGCGCTTGTGCCCGCGCGAGCGCGCGACTCCCGACCGTCATCGCGGCGTTCGCGGGCTCGGGCGCCACGCGCCGCGCCACCTGCCCGGTCGGAGGATTGGCCGGCACGCTCCGCGCGGGTGCGGCGGGCTTCGTCCCTTTCCGTGTCGTTGATCCCATCGTCGTCTCCTTGTGAAGGCGGCGCTGGCCCTCCGTACGGGGAGCCAGCGCCGTCCGGGTGTGCGCGTGTGCCTAGACCGCGTAGCCCTTCGCGTAGTTCCGTGATGCCACGGAGAAGAGCGACTGTGCGGTCAACCACGCCGTGAGCGTGACCGTCGCGGCGCCGCCCACCGGCGTCACACGGATGCCGATGAACCGCAACGGCCCGGCCAGCGCCGGCGTCGGGGGCCAGGGCATGAAATGCAACGCCCCGAGCGGGAGGTCCGCCGCGAGGAAGGTCCGCTGCGACACGACGACGATCCCCGCCGTCAGCGCGCCATCCGTCGCCTGAATCAGCTCGACCAGGACGGTCGTTGCCGAGGCGGCGACATCCACATTGATACCGAAGCCCATCGGCTCACCGACGCCGATGTCACGCTTGGGCGTGACGTTACCGAGGTCAATCGAGTTGGTGGACACCGCGACGGCCGTAAAAGCCTGTGCGTCGGAGACCAGCAACAGAGCGTCAAGAAACATGGGTCCACTCCTTTGCAACGCCCGGAATTGGGCGATCTGCTCTGATGGTGCATCCGACCGCTAGGGGATCGTCGCCTCGGTGTTCAGGATGGCATCGACGCGCCGGATGGGCACGTTGCCGAACATGAGCACCCTCTTGCCCGCGAAGTTCTCGTAGGTCAACCCGCCGCCGGCCGAGACATCGGCTCGCGCCTGCTTCCGCAGGTAGCGGCTGACGCGCCGGTTGACGTAGAACACCCGCTTGCCGAGCGCGTTGGGGATCAGCTCGTCCGCCTGTTCCATGTGATCGATCAGGTCGGTCGGTGTGGCACCGGTCAGGTTGCTCGTGTCGATGTTGGCGATTCGCACGATGTAGCGCCAATCCTTCACGACCAGCCCGGCCTTCCACTGATACCGCTCGCGCAACGCGCGCATCCGCGCGCCCGCGACGCCGGCGGTGACTTCGACCGTCTCTTCCCCGTAGTCGTCGTGGACGAGCCCGGCCTTCGAGCCCTTCGGGAAAATCCCGTGGCAGGTGTCCTCCCCCCAGGCGACGAGCCAGATGCTCGTATTGTCCGAGCCGACCCCATCCGCTTTGATGATGTTGTCGCCGTTGCTGGCGGTGGAATCCGAGAAGCGCGGCGCGAGGCCGGTGAACTCCTCAGGGGCGAGCCCGCCGTTGCCGTAGATCAGGGTCGAGGCCATTTCCTGATTCATGGCTTCGAGGAACGCCTTCGCTTCCGACAAGCGGAACGCGGAGATGTTCCCGTTGAGCATCGCGAGATCCTTGTCCACTTCCGACCACGCTTCGAGCATCCCGGTCTGCTCGTCGATCTGCACGGTCGTGGACTTGGACGGCGCGACGCCCTGGTTGAGCATGCGCCAGAACACGGAGGGGAGGCCCGACCGCACCGTCGTGCGGTGCCCGGTGGGTAGGTTCCCTTCGCGCCAGAGCATGTCGTCGAGCAACTCGTTCGACTGGCTCAACAGTTCGACGATGTCCGGCACTTTGCCGTTCGGGTCGAGGCGCTTGGCCCAATCGTTCAGGGTCAGCGCGCCGGTGCCCAAGACCACGCCGAACACCACCAGCGTGTTCACCGGGTTACTGAAGAACTCCGCCAGAGCGCCGGAGCCCAGCCCCGAGCCCGTGTGGACGAGCGAGGCCGCGCTCACCGGCTCGCCGAACGCCATCAGCGCGGCGAGGATGACCAGCAACAATCGAAACATGGATCCGTCTCCAGTTGGGGTCTACGCGCTAGGGCGTGGCGGCTTTGTCGAGTGCCCGCGAGGTGGCATGGTCGTAGAACTTCGAGGCGGTGTCGGTCCCGCCGCTCGCGCTGGCACTCGATCCCGTGCGTCCCGGTGCGTCTTCCCCCATCAGTTTGCCGAGGTCGGCCAAGAACGACACGACCTCGATGTGATTGCCAGCCCCGCCTCGGTTCATGAAGGCGAGAAACCCGTCACGACGCGGATGACCCTCAGGACGCACGCGCGCGATAGCGGCTTTGGCGAGCGTCTGCGTGCTCGCCAGGTGATCCCCGCCATACTCCGCGTCCGCCTTCGTTGTCGCGGCCCACTTCGCCGACTGGGCGGCGACCCGCGCGCCGAGGCGTGTCGCCTCGCTGGCCAGTTCGGCCTGCGCTTCGTCGTTCGTCCAGTCGTTCTCACGGGCCAGCGTCTCCAGATAGGTGAGGTCCTCGGTCGTGATGAACTCCGTCGCCTCCGTCGGAACCGTCAGCGCATACGTGGCGGGCGCTTTCGTCCCGCCCGCTGCGGCGGCGGCCGTGGCCGTGGCGGCGGCGGTCGCTTTGTCGGCGACCTCTTTGGCAGCGGCATCGGCCGCTGCCTTCTGCTCGGGTGTCTGCGTGGCACCGGCGGTCTGCGCCGTGTCCCCTGCTGGCGACCCTGAGCGATTGGGTGTGGAAGCGGCGGCGGTAGCGTCGGCGGGCGCCTGTGCCCCGGCTGCGGCTGTCGTCATGGTGTGTCGTCTCCTGTGTCGGCGCGCGCGGTGTGCATCGCGGCGATCTCGGCGGCCTCAGCCCGTTGCTTGGCCCGCATGTCGTGTTCCATCAACTCGAAGAGATCCTCGTCGGCGCGGAGGAGCGCGGCCTTCAGTTCGAGCCCGAAGTTCCGGCGCCCTTCCCGGAAATACATGATCGAGCCTGAGTGATCGAACACGGTGTCGTCCAGGCCGGCCCGCCCGAGGATCTCCCACATCAACCGCCGCCCATCCGCCTGATTCATGACCGCCCGGACCACAGCGAGGAACTCGTCCTCGCGCTGCTGTTCTTTGCGGCGCGCGAAGGCGACCTGTTTGCGGTCGGCCGCGTTCTTGACGAGGGGCTCACGGTCTCTCATGCGCCCGCTCCAGCGGCGGCGCCTTGCGCGACGCGGTCGAGCACGCTATCACGGCCCACGGGCGCCTGCGAGGCATCTTTGGCCGCCTTGGCCATCGCCATGGCGTTCGCCGCCGCTTGCGCTTGCTGGGCTTGCTGGGCCTCCGCGCCGGCCAGCTCGTCGGCTTCGTCATCGGATCGCACCAACTCGGGGTCCACGCCGAGCATGTCTTGGTAGGTGTCCACGATCCGGTACGCGTTGATCTTGTGGCGAACCTCGGGGAAGACCTCCACCATGGAACCGATCGACTGGACGAAGCGGTCCTGCCCGGAGACCGAGACGAGTTTCTGCGCTTGTTGCAGGATGGAGATGTATTCCACCTTCAGGTTCACCCCGCTCAGATCCTCGGGCGCCTCGGGGATGAGCCCGGCGTCCACCATCAGCTCGAAGACACGGTCCACGAGTGGATCGAGCAGCTCGTCGTTGGTGCGTTCGAGCACCGGTCCGAGCGCGATGAGCTTCTCCTCGTGGCGCTCCTCGATCTCGCGCGCCGTGGGCCGGTCCGCCCCCAGGCGGTCATCCGAACGCGCCAGCATGAGGAACAGGTCTTCGTAAAACGCGCGCTGAATCCGATACTGCGTGTCGCCGAGGTCCCGGGCGAGATGCTCGATGTTCAGCGTGACTTCGTGGATCGCACGGAGCCCGTTCGCTGGGTCCCGCACGTAGGTCACATCCGCCGGCAACAGGCTCGTCTTCTGCGAGCGCAGTTCGGGCGAGCCGACCAGCGGCGGGTCCACCATCTTCGCAATCGCCTGCCCCTTGCGCCGTTGCATGATCTGAAGCTGCTTCACGTCCCCGAGCGCGGTCATTCCCGGGCAGTCCGTCCCGTAGGCATCATCGGCCGTGATGTCCCAGCGCGGCGCCATGATCGGGAAACTCTTGAAGCCGGACTCCCGGAGGAACTTGCGCTCCGCGCGCACCAGCTCGTCGGACCCCAGCTCGAAGTGGCAGCTCGTCCACGGGAGATACTTCGCTTCCAATCGGCGCGGGTCCACTTCTTCGTTCGGCATGACCAGCCAGCACAACTCGAACGCGGCTTCGTAGTTGCTCCGGTCCCAGGCGTTCTTGACCGCCGAGCTGATCGTCGTCCAATCGATGTCCCGGTAGCCTCGGCGCACGCCGAACTCCTCGACAATCTGCCGGCACGTCAACTCATATTTGCGGATGAAGGTGGTCGCGAGGCCACGCGCATCGAGCGCGAGCGCGTAGCTCCCAATCGGATAGGTGTAGGCGCGGAAGAGGTCCTTCGCGTCGGGGAGGATGCCCATCGCGGCCGTGCCGAAGACCCCCATGTCGCCGTAGACAATCGGCAGCATGTTGTAGAGGTTGGTGTCCGCGAAGATCACCATCATCCGTTTCCGCACTTCTTCCAGCCACACTTGCACGGGTTTCGCCGTGGCCAGATCCGGGTCGGGCGTCGTGAGCTTCATCCACGGCCGCGCCGGCGACGTCAAGCCCGCGTGCAGGCCCGAGGCGAGCGTCCGAGCCGCGAACCGCCCGGTGGAGTCGATGATGTTCTGGTTCCGCTTGTCGCCACGGTTCCGGTCGCCAGGCCAGAAGCGCGTGCGACGCGGCAAGAGAAAGTCTCCCAACTCGCGCCAGTGGGAATCGAACGACGCGCGATCCGACCACAGCCGCGTCTGGAGCGCCTGATACCGCTCGCGCTTCGTCGTCTGATATTTGTCGCCGGCGGCGGCGTAAAACGTGGACGCCATCCTAGTATCCCACCAGCGAGGTCTGCCGAAGCACCGCTTGCCCACCCGTCCCGGGCCGCGCCTGTGTGCTCAGGTTCCGGAGCCCGCCCCCCATCGCTTTCCGCTTCCGCTTCGTCACGGCGAGGTCCGCGGCTCGCCGGGACTCGCTCGCGGCCCGCGCGGCATCGGGCGGCGTCGGCACGCCCGGACCCTCCGCGACCGGTGTCTGCTGCGCGGCCTCCGCCGCGGCCTTCTCCGCCTTTTTCTTCGCGGCCCGCCGACGCGCCAGCGCCACGCCAGCACCAACCGCGGCGCCGATGCCGAGTGCCGTGAAGGCAGCCATCGCTACCCGCCCACTACGGACGCCGGGCCGACCTTACTACTCATGGTCTGTACACCTGCGGGCAGACCGGCTGCGGCACCGCCGACCATCCGTGGCTTGCGCTTGCGTTTCCCAAACGGCAGCAGCGCACTCGCCACCCCACCGACGACGCCGCCGACGGGCTTCGGCGTGGTGACGCCGGCGACCGCTTGTGCCGCGTCTACCGTGGCGCCGCCAGCCTTCGCGGTCATGCGGCGGGCGACGCCGGCGACCTTCTTTCCGATCCCGATGCTCGACCGTGCGAGTCCCGTGAATCCGGCCATCAGCTCAGCTCACTTTGTGCAGGCGCTTCACGAACGCGGTCTCCACCGCCACGTACCCCAGGCGCCGATAGAACGCCTCCAGGTCGGTGTCCCCGGTTGGCGACACCATTTTTACCATAATTGCCCGTTGTCGCACTGCCCAATCTTCCAGACACCCCAACAGGCGGGGGCCGAGCGTCCTGTGCCGGTGGCCCGGCTCAACCCACCACGCGATCTCTTCAGCAATCAACTCACCAGAAACCTGGTGCCTCAACACCGCCACGGCGAGCATCCCCTCGACACGCCCGTCGACCTCCGCGACGAAGATCGCGCCGACGTGGAGCACCGTCAGGATGAGGCCCTCGACCGCCACGGGGTTGAACGGGAACAACGCGCCGTAGACACTGCTGGCGAGGAAGTGTCGCGTCAGTTCGACGAGCCGGTCGAGGTCGTCCTCCATCGCGAGTCTGATCATCGTGTCGGTTTCTCGTAGATAGTTCCATCCCTTGTATCCATTGTCGTCACTCCTTCTCATCGGTTAACTTCTGGTGCAGGTTGACACGGCGCGCGGCTTTCCACGCCTTCCGTGCGCGCTTGCCTGGTGGTTTTTCGTCGAGCCGTCGCATCCCCTGCGCCGTCGCGAGGTAGCGCGTGATCCCGTCCGCACTCGTCACAATGGTCCCCGTGCCCTTGCCGGGCAGCGTGACGATCTGCGTGCTGATCACCGCGAGAATCCGCGCCGTGCGCGCAGCGTCGTAGATCATCAAATCTTCACCTTGTAGGGATCAAAGTCGGCCTCGGCTGTCGTGGCGCCCATGTCCGGAAACACGTCGGCCGGGCTGACCGCGAACGGGTTGCCATCGTGAAGCGCGGTGTGTCGCCGCCGGAACCGCTCCATCATCTGGCCCGGCTGATCGGGCATGGCGAACGTGAGCGCGAGCGCATCGGCGAGGTCCGGCGACTGGCCAAGGCGCGTCTTGATCTGGTCCTTCGGTTCCAGGACGAACTTCCCGCCGATGAAGGTGTAGGTCGGGACGGTCAACTCACGAATCAGCTCCGGCAGGTGCGGGAGCGCCATGCCCGTGCTGATCGCCTTCGCCATCTCCAGCCACATCTCGGCGCGCCGGTTTTTGTATTGCCGGTCAAGCGCGGTGTCTTCCGCGAGCACCGGTATCACCGGGTAGCCGGCCGTGATCAGACTATCCACGACGCCGTGCCCCCAATGGCCGGAGTCATCGATGAGGATCAGCTCCGCGTCCCACTTCGACATGGCGCGGGCGACGCGGGTCGCGATCGCCGTCGTCCGCTGGACGCGCATCACCACGGGCATGAAGGCCGCGAGCCCTTGCCGCGGGAAGATGACCGTCCGGTCGTCCCCGAACCGCGCCACGTCCACGCCCAGGCGCTTCTGCGACCACTCCCACGCATCCGGTCGCAGATGGCGGCGCATCGCCAGCTCGACCTCTTCGACGCCTAAGAGCGCGTTAATGCTCGCGGGCGGGAACTCGCCGAGCACGTTCACCTTCACCCACGGGTTGTCGCGACCGTATTGTTCGATCTGCTCCTTCGCCCACGTCAGGGAGATCCGCTTCGAGCGGCGCGGGTCGTCCGGGTCGCCCGTGATCGTGATGACGTACCAAAGATGACGATCCTGCGTGTAGGCGCGATAGAGCGGCCCGGTGACGTGTGTGGGGTTGCCGCCTTGAATAATCTTGGCCTCGACGCCCTCGTTGGCCAGGATGGCTTCGGCCGCCACCATGACCGCTTGCGGGATGCCCCCGCTCTCGTCCAGCACGAACATCACATGGTCGGCGTGCAGGCCGGCGAGCGCGTCCGCCTGCTGTTGCGCGTCAGCTTTCCGTGGCCACGTCCGCGCCACGGCGAACCAGTTCTCCGGCTCCTCCCGGTACACCACGCGCGTCTGCGTCCAGAGAAACGTGTCGGTGAAGAATCGCGACTTGTGCATCCACTTCGCGATCTCGGGCCAGAGGTTCGTGTTGAGGTTGTCCCCCGTGATCGAGGTGGCGCCGATCTTCGGATACTTGCGCGTGGCGAGGAAGTTGAGGATGCACCACGCCTCGAAGGCGGTCTTGCCGGGACCCTTGCAGGCTTTCAGCGCGATCCGATTCACGGACGGCTTGGCGAACGCGCGGAGCCCCTCAAGTTGGAAGGTGTCCGGCTCGACGCCGAACTCCTCCCGGACCATCGCCTCGGGATGCTCGCGCCAGCGCGTGATCTTCTTGTGCGCGGACTCGATGCCCATTTAGTTGACGCCGTGCTGTTCGATGAGATCCCGTCCGTCGACCGCGTTATGCACCACGAGCACCCACCCGTTCGGCAGCCCATCCACGCGCGGCTGACACCAGCACCCACGGCCGCGTTGATTGTGTCGTCGGAGATCCTTCACGGGGACGATGTGGACGCTCTTGACGCGCCCGTGGATATCCTCGATGGCCGACCACGTCTTCATGCGTCCTCGCCCTCGTCCCCGTCGATGATCTTCGCCAGTGCCGCGACGCCATGCCGCACGTTCAGCGAGCGCGAGAGCTTGCCCCCGTTGATGGCCATCAGCTCGACCGCATGCACCCGGTCGTCGAAGACGATATCGTAGTCCCCGAAGGCGTTCCGCTTCACCGACTTGAGCGCCAGCCGGAGGTTCGCCGGCCACTCCCTGAGCGGGCGCATCTTCCCCGCGTCGTCGTACGCGTCCAGGATGTCCGCCCGGCCCACGATGGACAGCCGCGCCAGACTCTCGTCGGCGTTCATCTGGAGCGCCTTGAAATTGGTGGACAGCTCCCTCTGAAGCCGCGCCCGGATCTTGGCGTTCCTCAGAGACTCGTAGGCCCCGGTCGCTGCGCTCTCGTAGGTACACCTGGGATGCGACGCGAGATAGGCCCGCGTGCCGTTCCACCCGTTACTCAGGTAGTGCAGGACGAACGCCTCTTGCGGTGGGGTCAGCGGGCTGTCCGCATCCACTAGTCTCGTCGTGGGCTTCAGGGGCTTGGCATCCCGCCGGCGGGATGGGACCAGAGGTTTGGCGCGTTTCTTGGCCGTGCCGAACGGTCCTGGTTTCAGCGCCTTCACACAATCGGCGGCATCGTCCGGCCATTCGTCCATCGGCAGCAGCCGGTTACCCTTGAACAGCCGGCGCGGATCGCCACGGGCGTGCCGGGTGAGCCCTTCGAGCGCTTCGTCGCCGTCCATCTGAAGCCGGACTTTGCGCGCGGCCTGCTCTGTGGCGAGGAATGCGGCTACGTGAGGTTTCCTAAGGGTTTTATGCCCTTCGGTCGTCGCCGTAGAGGTTTTGGCTCGCGGATGCACGGCTTTGTAGGCCCGCGTGGCGTTGAGCCCGTTGCTGAGGTATTCCAGGCAGAACCCCTCTTCGGGGTCTGACAAGGTCGCTGTACGCTTCCGGGCCACGATACCGACGAGCCTACCATGTGACTAGGAAGTCGCGCCAGTCATCGCAGCCCCCGGTGACGATCAGGTAGGCAGATCAGTGACTTGGTCTTCCGGCCGGACCACGCACCCATGAAGCTGGTTGGGGCCTTCGTCATGTTGCTGCCCGGATGGCGGCGCTCGGCCTCAGTGAAGAAGCCAACGCGCGGACTCCCGATCCACCACGAGACCGGCGCAGCGGGTTTCGGCGCGGTCGTGGTCGGCCCGGTCATCTGGGTGATGGCGCGCTGTCGACGATGAGGTTCTCGGCCAGTACGGATGTTTGGCTCGTCCCTTTCGCCGTCATCCGCCGCCCGTTGAACTCAATGCGAACCCGCTTGAGCGAGTGACCGATGACGATGGCCGGCACGCGACCATCGGACTCAACCAAATGCTCGTAGCCGTACACGCTGGCCTTCGGCTTGTAGCGAACACGGGTGTTAATGTGGAACTCCATTGTTTACCATCGTTGGATTGGAATCACTTGACGGAATACGTCATCAGTCGCCTGATCGATCAGCCGCACCGTACTCGTGTTCCCAACCGCGTTCGTGTAATCGTTGAAGCATTTACTGACCAGCTCGAAGTCGTCGGCCGAGAGTCGTGTGCTCCAGCGCCCGCCGCCGATTTCCACCTGCATCGCATACCTGAACCCGCCGGCTGTTTTCATTTGCGCGCCAATCTGTCGAGATGCTGCCGTGCCGCCATCCGCCAGAGCGCCTCGACAAGCGTCGGGTTCTCGGTAATCGCCTGCTTCGCGTGCGTCGTCCAGATGTGCGTGAGCAGCTCGTTGTTGTTATCAGCCTTGTGCCCGCACTCGCTACAGCGCCATTCCAGGCCGAGCCACGGCCACGCCAAGCCGAGCACGCGCCCGTTCACCATCATCACACCCTCCGATGCGCGCTCACCGGCTGTAAGATTCGGCGGTCGCTGAAGCTCTTCACGTCGCCCGCCGGCACGCGCCGCCCGCTTGCGAAGACCAGCACCTTACTCCGTGTGCGCTCAAGGAAACGAGCTTCGAACGTCTCGCCGCTCTTGAGCGTCACACGCACCAAGCGCCCGCGTGCCGTCATCGTGTGTGGTGTCTTCACTCGTCCGCACCCCCGTATTTTAGGCAGTTTGTTTCATGACTTCATCCCTTGAAGAAGCTCGTGCCAGCGTGTCAAGTGCTCGACTTTCTGTAGCCGGCGCCGACGTATGGCTCCCTCGTTCAGCCCGAACATCTTGCTGACGATCTGCATCACCGCTTGCACGTCCGCGATTTCCTTTTCGAGCGTCAGGTGATTCGGCTCGCCGGTCTCCGGCTCAGTGCCGTGAATCTGGCACCGGCCCACGATGGCGACCAGCTCGCCTAGTTCCTCTTGTAGCTTGCCGAGTGTCTTCTTCGACGTGACGTCTGACCTGGAAGAGCGCGAGCGCATCACCGGCACGTCTCGCTCTGATCGTGCCATAACTACACGCCGGGTTCGGCGTCGAGCGGTAAAACCGCTTCTGACTTCGGTGTGATGACTAGCTCGACGCTGCTGTTGCGATGCACGGTCCACTCAAGCAGGTGGTAGTCACCGAGCATGCTGCGCGAGATGTGCTCTTCGAGCAGCGCTTTCAACGTCTCGCGATTGATCGTGATGCGTGTTTTACCCTTCATCGTCGTTCCCTCTTTCGCTGTTGTGTTGTTCTCCGCGCCGTTCCTCGCGCGACAACCCATCGGCATCGCGCGTGCCTCGACAATCAGGAAACCCGGCGCATCCCCAGAACCGCCGCCCTGACGATTGGCCGAAACGATCCGTCGTCTTTGAGATGCGCGATACCATCGGCCCGCCGCACGTCGGGCACTTCAGGTTCTCCGGCTTCATCCGACCTTCTTCTCGGCGGCTTCTCCCACTTGATCGCCCCAACAGGTCCAGCCCTTTCGATGTTGCCGGGCAAACAGCTCGACGCGCGGCCCGTCGTAGAGCCGCTCGATCATCGTGTGCACGAGCGCCGGCTTCTCACTGTGCACGTCACTCTTGCGCTCGCTGAAGACGGAGTCGAACATCGGCGTCGGGCGATCCGGCGTGCAGCTCCCTCGTGTCGCGATAATGAGATGCTCGTGCCGGATGCTCAAGTAGTTCCCGAAGTTGTGCAAGACCTTGTCCCAC